GAAATTGACTGCAACGCTATCCACTCCAAACTGGCGGCTACGCCGTCCCAACAAAATTTAGTATCTTCGGCCCACGCTTCCACAAGTGCGCGAAGGTCGGGGTTCTTCGACGTGCGGGCTATCATAAGTTCGTAGTCGTCGAGTTCTTCCTCGTTCTTGGTGCGCTTAATGGCAATTTTGGGGATGTCGCCCTGAATACGGGCTATTGCCTCGCGGGTCTTTTTGTCAATGGTTGCGCCACGGGCTACGAGGTCGGCAGCAATTTTAAGCCCTATTCGCGTTTCCAACGCCTTCCACGTTAGGGAGTAATTCTCCTTCAACGGGAAAAGTGTAGGATAGTAGAAGGGTTTAAGGTCGTAGGTCTTGACTACGCCCGCCATATCCTGTTCGTTAAGCCCCTGCATTAAAGTAGGTATCATAACTTATTGTTGTGGCTTGTTGGTTAGATGAATTTAATTGTAGGAAGGGCGGCTTTAATCGCGTCGCTAATCGGGGGGCAAAGCGCGGTTTTGAACTGCCCGAAGGTTACGGCCGGGACGGGGGTGTTAGTAAGTGCTTCCACCGGGTAAGAGTCGCCGACGCAAGCGAAGGGGGCGTATTTGAACGCCGAAACGGTTGCGCTTTCTTCTTTGGCCTGGGTAAGCACTCCACCGACGGGAATAGCCGCGCCGAGGGTTGTTCCTACGGTTACGGTGTCGTGGGTCTTGGCGGTGGTGTCAATGGCTGTAATAGCGTATGACTTCGCGCCCGTCTTGAACATCACGAAGTCGCCTACTTTGAAGTGGTGCCCCTTGGCTACCTTGTAGGCGGTGGCGGTGCTTGTGGCGGCTTCCGTTACTTCTGCCGTCTTGACGAGGTGGTAAATACCCGCTTCGTCGGGGGAAATAACGGAACCTTCACGAAGGGGAACGCCGGGGATAAGGTCGGCGACGCTAACGGTTACACCGTTGGGAACGTCGGCGAGGTTGTGCGTACAGGCGTGGGCGGTTCGCTCGTCCTGTTTGCGTGTGTATCGCATAAATCCCATTTTCGTTGTCGGTTTAGGGGGTTGTTAAATTTCCTTCCCTGTAAGGGTCGGGTTGTTGTCACTCTGCGAAGCGATGTAGTCTGCTACGCCTTGGCTAATACCTTCTTTAGTCACGGCTCCAAAGAGGGGCTTATCGTGGCCTTGCAGTCCTTTGTCGCTTTGCTCCTGTGCAATGCCGTCGAGGTCGGCCTGCACTTCGTTTAAGTACCCGTTAAAGTCGTCGTCGTCCTTGAAGGTGGGGGCTACGCGGTCGAAGCTGCGCAGCATCATTTCGCGCTGCTTGCCCTCAATCTTGGCGGCTTCCAACTTCGCTACAAATTGTTCACGGCGGGTGGCTGTGGTTTTCTCGGCACGTAGGCTGTCGTAGCCTTCGCGTATTGCCTTGTTTTCCTCGCGGATAATTTCGCGTATCTGCTCGGCTGTCAATGCTCCCGCCGGGGCCGGTGGTGTCTGCTGTCCGGGCTGAGGTTCGCCGCCGGGCTGTTCCTTCTCCTTGAAGTCGTACTTACGTCTAAGGCCTTCTTCGTGGGTCTTGTTTGCCTTGGCTATCTCCGCGTCGGTTCGGCTTCGGTAGTCCTTAACGAATTTGCTAACCTTGTCGGCGGTAAGATTCCCTACGACTTCGGTCGCTTCTTCAATGGTCGCGGCGTTTAAGCCTATGAAGGCCGCAAGCTGCGTTAAACCGTCTTTTCGCTCGCCTGCAAATTTTTCCTGCAGTAGTGCTAAAATTGCTAATGTTAATTCGTCCATAAAATTTGTAGTGGGGGTTACTTAAACATAGCGCAAAGTTAGCGTATTACCTTAATACAAGTTTGAATAAGGGACGGCAAACACTTCGCCGAAACTTCCAACGCTCGGCGGCGGTTGCCGTACACTTTGTTAGCCTTTTATATGCGGAATGTGAATTATTTGCAGTAACTTTGCGGTGTTGCCGGGGAAAAATCCGGCGACTTATCGAAGAAGCGATAGGTTCTTAGTATTTGAAAATCGCCAAATTAACAAATTACGAAGAATGAACCTAAGCGCGTAGCGTCGTATATCCTTACCACGATATACCGATGAAGCGCGGCTATACGGTTTGTTTTCGTAAGGCGTTTGGCGATGCCGCAAATACTCAAACCTATATAGTCCGCGCTTTTTTCGTGCGTTTAACCCTGCCACTTCGGGCGGTGGCGCAAAGTTACTCAATTTATGAAGAAGTTGTTACTTTGTGCGCTCCTTCCTTCGGTGCTGCTGTGTGGGTGTTCCTCTGACGACGAGCCAAACGGCGGAAGCCACTACACCGAAAAACAGGAGAAGGTCTTCGCTATCTTTAACGGTACTTGGGCCGATTACCAATTTTCAAACCTCGGTAGTTATCCGGGGGCAAACCTTCAACCCGAACCCGATAAAATTGTATTCGGGTCGCACTACTCAACCGAAAAGGAAATTAAGAAAAGTTCCTATATCGACGGGGAAACTACCGCCTTCTATGCACAGGGCGAATGTACCTACTATTCGGTTGCCTATAAGGGGCAGCCTTACGAAGCGGTTAAGTGTTATTACAATGTAGCCCCGTCCGCTACTATCCTTTCGTTGTGGGAAGTGGAAGATAATACAATGTTCCACGCCTACGACTTGAAAGTAGTTAGCGAAACGGAATTTAACCTTTACCAATCCGGCATAACACTTCCCTATATCTTTAAGAAGCAATAACGACGTAATGGAAGCCGTATTATTATGGGTCGCCGCCCTGTGTTTCGGGGTGGCGTTCCTAATTGTTGTTGTCGCTCTAATTACGAAGCCCCGGCGTATGCGGAAGAAGGCGCAAAGGGAAGCCGAAGCACGGGCGAAGGAAGTAGCCGACATCTACGGGCGTGTGGCTGTTACCCGTGTGAAATTGGGCGGCTTGGAACGTGCTACCCGAATACTTGAAGAAGCCCGAAAGGAACGAAGCGTAACAAAGTAATACGAATTGAGTATTTTTCGCTATTGACTTTTTCGGTTGGTAACAATTAGTTACGCCCGTTCCACGTTATACGGTTACGGCTGTGCCTTGGTGGGTATGGTCTTCCCGGTTGTCGTGGTTGGCTGATTTGGATTGGGTGCGTTATTGTCGTATCTTTGCGTTTGAATTAAAGCCCATTACAACTATGGAAGAAAAGAACTTAACCCCCGCCGAATTGTTCTTTACGAAGAAGGCGGAATTTGAATACAGCATAACGGAAGCCGTTAAGCAATTCGCCGGGGCGTATGCCACGGACGTAAATATAGCCGTAGGCGTGTCCGTCGTTCCCGCTCTCGCTGATAGTGGCGACGTTGTAGACTGCCGAATTAGTAACGTAACAATCGAAGCCAAATATAGCCAAAATGGATAAATTTATATACTCCGCTATTGCGTCGGAACTGAACGACATTAAGAACTTACACGGCAAACCCCGGCGCGAAGCTCTACAACGGCTTGACAATATCGTTACGCGGCTATTTCCCCCGGTGGAAGGTTCTCCGCTTCCTTCCGAAGAACTTAACTGCGTGGCTGACGTTATGCCATTACCAACTCCGAGCGGTGCTTCCGCTACTTATTGGTGTGGGCCGCTACCGTTCGGAAAGTATTAAAGGATTTTGTAAACTCTATAAAACCGTTGAAAATGAAAGTACCACAAATAAGAACTACGGACGGCTTGAAGTCTATAACAATACTTCCCGATGAAATGCTTGTCGAATGGTTCCTTTACGACACTACCAACGCCGCCCCGGAAGATGTGGACTTGGTGCAACTTCTTAACTGCGCAGAGCCGGACGCGAAGAAAAACGGCGCAATACTCCGGCAGTGCTTGGAAGGTAAAGCCCGGCTTCTTCCTGTATATCCGGGTATAGGCGAAAAAGAGCCTAACGGCGCGAAGTTCGTAGGCTCTATTATCGACGGCGGTTTATACCTCGTTCCTCTTACTTGAGACTTCTTACAAACGCTATCATTTCCGCGTATTCCGTAGGTAAATACTTCTGGAATACGCGGTTTCCTATAAATGCGTTTTCAAAACAATGGGCTATATATTCGGCTTCACTTGCGCCCTTCCTCTTGAAGTACGCCGTAGAATGGCCCCACCCAACGGAAATTATAAGACTTTTTAGCGTGTCTTGAACGGCGAGTATTTGCTCTATTACGTCGTGCTTGGTTATTCCCCGCTTCGTAAATACCGCGTCACTCATTGAACTTATTTTTTTATAAAGACGGTCTAACCTTTCGGAAAGTACCTTAGCCTTCATAACTTTTGTTTTGGTTGTTTCCGTAACAACTTCATTCTTTACCGGGTCGTATCGTCTTGTCGTTTTTGTGGTTTCGACTTTTTGACGAAGCCGGGCTATCTGTTTGGCGCGAAGGTCTTGCACCTCTGT